AGAAATTGGTTATCTCCTTTATTTATGTTAATACATTACAGTATGGCAAAAGGAAAAGTGGGTTTAAAAGTTCCCTCTAAAAACGAATTACTAAAGAAATATGGGTCATCAATAGTACTTGCTTCTGAAACAAAAGAAACAGGTCTATGGTTACCAAGTACTTTCTTTGCATTGAATTATACCTTTGGTGGAGGAATCCCATTTGGTAAAATCCTAGAAGTAGCAGGAGAAGAATCCTCTGGTAAATCACTTATAGCTTACAACTTTGCTTATTCATGTCAACAACTGGGAGGGCATGTAATATGGGTAGATGCTGAACAATCATGGATGAATTCCTGGGCTCAAACTAATGGAGTTGATCCAGAAAGAGTTACAGTAGTTAATGATACTCGTATTGAGAATGTTGCGGATGCAGTAGCAGACTTAGCATTATATTTCAGATCTCAGTTAATACACAATGAGCCCATACTTCTGGTAATAGATTCAGTTGCTGCTATGGATTGTGCAGATAACATAGATTCAAAAATGACGGATGCTAAAGCAGAGATGGGAGGTAGAGCAAAGGCTTTGTATAAATACTTCCGTATCAGAAGCGAATTATTTTATCGACTGGGAGTTACACAGATTTATATTAATCAATTAAGAACTGCATTGAATGTTGGATTCGGAAAAGATAATACAACAACTACAGGAGGCGCAGCACTTAAGTTCTACGCTTCAATCAGAGCTGCTTTCTATTCAGGAAGATCTATCACTGTTAAGCAAAAGGGTAAAGAACGCAAAGCTGGGAAACTCGTCACGGTTCGACTTATTAAAAATAAAGTTGCTCCTCCAAGACCTACAATCAGCAAATGCCCAGTATACTTCAATCCTAAGTTCCATGAGGTTGGATTTGATAGATGCTTTGGATTAGAAGATGTATTGGTAGAAAATGATATAATCATTAAATCCTCTGGTGGAGTATATAAACTCAAGGATAAAACCCTTGCAAGAGGGGAAGAGAAATTCCAAAAGCTTTTGGAAGAAGACGATGACTTAAGAAGAAAGCTTTTAAGGAAAGCAGATATAAATACCATTGGTACTACTCGTAAGAAACTAGAAGCTCTTACAGAAAACTGTTATCC